GTTTACTAGGACGCTTCATTTCAGGGTCAATCTCTAAAGTATCTCTACCTTGTCCTGTTAATGTTTTACCGCCTTTAACAATAATCGCAGCTTTATCTGGATTATCACCTTGGCCTTTTGAGTCATTCACTTTCACATTAGGTTTCTTACCATAAGTTGCAACCGATTTATCTTCTTTCTCATGATCGTAGATTTCTTCAGTAACTTTGGTTTTTTCTTTTTGTGACATTGTTAGATGTAACATCTTTTTTGCTTTTTGCAAACTTCCAACAAGCTGATGTTTTTGAGTATCTTTGTTGTGAATACCATACATATTTCCACCATGTCCACTGGAACCAGAATCTGCATTATAAATTTCATACTGCGTTGGTGCATCTTTCCAATATACAGCGTGCTGGCCATTGGCAATTTTCTTTGTGGTAATCGATTCATCCAAAACAACATCAATATTTTCAGTTACACCTTTGTTCTTGTATATTGATTTAATGATACGAGCAGACTTTGATCTTTCTGATTTCATTGAAGTGTCATCAGTATTATTTGCACCGTCAAAAACTGTTTGAGTTGCAGCTTTTGGGTCCTGATAAACATCTTCATTAGCATACAAATGAGCATACTTCTTTTCGTGTGCTTCACGTTCTGCTTTCTGTTTTGCCAATAAATCAGTAAGTCGTTTTGCACCAGCATGAGGATCGTAACCAGACTTCTTTAACCCAGCATTGAACTTTTCTCTGGGTGTAGATACTTCATCAATCTTTTTCAGTTGTTTCAGTCTCCACTTCTCTGCTGCCATCTGAGCAAACTTCTCCCAGTCTTTTTGGGTTTTGATATTGCATGAACAATCTTCCTCAATTTCAAATGATTCACGAATTTGAGTAATATATTTGTAATCATCCATAGTCAATACACCGCGTTTACGCAGATTAATTAACTTCTCCACCATCTTATGTAGATTGATATCAGTCTTGATATGTTCTCTTGTCAATTCCAACACGCGAATCAACAATGGAATATCAAAGGTAATTGTATCCTTCTTATCCAACACATGCATTGATTCCAACATATGGTCTTGTTTCCACTTTAGGAATTCACCCGATTTAGAATGTGACACCTTAGTATCTTTGCTAACAAACTCAGGATTAATACCTCTTGACATAAGAAACTTGTTCAAAGCAGCATCTTCAGCAATATTTGCTTTAGTCGACCAAGGATCTTTCGGGTCGGTGCCAAAAGTGACCTTTGCAGGCACACCTTTGACAATATCTTTTAATATTTTTGCTTTATTGCTCATTTTGTGCCTTATTCAGAAGTTCCGGTTTTACCCATCATTTCAGTCTTGATGCGTTTCATTGTTGATTTGGCCAAATCTTTTGCATTTTGCAATGGTTTAGAATCATCAGTCACAAATGGTTCATCAACTTGACTTGTTGGTCCGCGACCTTCACCCAATGGTTTAACATTTTGTGAATCTGTGTGCATTGAACTAACTTTAATTCCAGATGCAGATAAAGCCTTTTCATGACGTTGCATTGCAATATGTTTAGCATGTGTACCAGAATTTGCTTTGTTGATTTTGTATTCTGCTTTACCAGTTTCACCATCTTTTGTTTTATGGTGTACAGTTACACTATAAGATTGTGGATTGGTAGTATCAAATGCTTCATCCATATCAACTTCTTCATTGCGTTGCTTTGCATAGTATGCTGCTAAAGCCATTTTCTGACGTTCTTTTGTTGATTTGCCAGCAAACTTTGGATTGTCACTATGGACAAAATCATGAATCCAGTCTGCTGGCGGTGCTTTTTTTGATAAAGATTCTTCCAATTCTTTTCTCTTTTGAGCAAAAGTTTTCATACCTTTTTGTGCAGAATCTTTTGCACGAGAAGCAGCAGTATGAACAGCACCAGACTTGTCTTTCACATCACCTTTGGTTTTGGTAGAAGGACCGTCCCATGGTGGATTTCCATCTTCCTTCAAACGTCCACCAGCTTCTGCTGATTTTAACATTGCAGCACGATCAGCATAACTTCCACGTTTAACATCTTTCGCAGCAGTCTTTTCACCTGGAGTAGGATTCTTAACGTGTTTTAATGGATCGAATGCAGATTCATCAACTTCTTCACCATACATTTTTTTTGTTCTTTGAACATCATTTGAATAGGTTTTGATTACATTTGGATTTTTCTTGATGTGTTTATCCAATGATTTACCGCTATTGTTATCTTTTGTTTTTTTAACATCATTTGAATACTTTTTCGTCAATCTGTCACCAGATTTTTTCATAAGTTTATCAAACATTTTGTCATATTCATCTTTAGCTTCATCGACAGATTCAAATTCTTCTTTTTGTGTTAATTTATCTAATTTATCAAAACGGTCAAAATGCTTCTTAGAGGTTTTGTAGTCGCCTTTCATATTAGCATCTTGTGATTTAGCAATTTCTTGGCCAGCACGACTTTTTGCATCTTTACCAGTAACCAAACGCTTGATATCTTTTACTACACCTTCCTCGGCTAGCTTACCAGCAGCTTCGTCAACTTCTTCTTCTTTATACAGTTTGGTATCTGTTCTGCGATTCTTGTGAGCACCACTCATACGAGTAAATGGTTTCTTTTCGTCATCATCTTCTGGTTCTACATCAGGTGCTTGACGACCACCACCGTAACGTGTACCTTGTTTGATACCTGCACCACCACTTGGTTGTGGCGCATTTGCTTTTTTTCGAGCATCAGCAACAGTAGGGAATGCTTCATCTAGTTCACGTTCAGCAACTTTTTCCATGATTCTAGAAAACATAGACATTGCTGATTGTGTACTATCTTCTTCTTTGGTTAATCTATCAGTAGCTTTACCGATGTTACCACTACGTTTACTAAACTTATTACCAACCTTAATGGCATCATCTGTTTCACCTTTTTCTGCGTGTGAACCAAATTTAATACCTTGAGCCATATTATTAACAGAAGCTTTCTTTATATAAGCACCTAAAGTTTTTTTAGACAATTCATCCAATTGTTCAAATTCTTCAGCAGTCATGGTAATTTCAAGTTCTTCACCACGAAGTTTTTTAAAATCTTCTGCATCGATCTTATCTTTATCACCAGCAAGAGCAGCAATTTTCTTCTGCTTTGCTGATAATTCTTTTGCTTCTTGTTGTAAAATATCTCTAACAGCATCAGCGACTGCTGCAACCTTTTTATTAATCATAGTTTTCTCCGTATTAACGATTCTTTTTTTTCTTTATTAGTAATCCACCATTTTTAACATCTTGTGGTGTAACTAAAGGTTCTTTATTCGAAGCACCATTTAAGACACCACCAACACCCATGTCGTTTGCACCTGGATCATCGATGGCTTCTTTAATTCTGTTTCTGAAAGACTTGAAGTTTGTTTCTTCTCGGTACGTCACATCACCCATACCTGACATAGGATATACTGTTCCTTGGGTGCGGGTGTCATATTCTGGTCCAATTCCTGGAGCTTTAATGGCACCTGATGGACTATTTAACCATTTCGAATTCTTTATTTTTTCTTTGTCTTTGCTGAACTTGGTTTCTTTGGGTTCGGGATAGACTTTGATGGTGGGTTCTTTGGCTGACCCTTTGGCTTCGGTGTAGGTTTTGAAGGTGTAACCGCCTCTTTTTTTGTTGGCGTCCCACTTGATGTTGTCTGCGTTGGGGTCGGTTGCTTGATTGTCTGGGGTGAAATCGTCTGGACCGTCTGCTTTTGGACTTCTACCGGCGGTGATGGTAACACCTCTGGTTTTTTGAATAGACTTAGAATCTTGGTTACTAGTTTTGTTAACATTTTTGTTTTCCTTATAGAGAGATTTAATTGAACCGTTGATATTCAGTTTACCTTGGTTCTCCAACCATGAGAATGCTACATCATTGTATGATTTTCCATCAATGAACGCATTAACTTGTTGGTATGTTTCCGTCATTATCTCGTCATCGACGAATGACGCACTGTTGTCAAAATAGATGAAATCTTCAAACTTCTTGGAGAAAGTTGTTTTGTTTCTTTGTGATTGCAACCATTTATCATGGCGAACCGACTCAGAAACCATTTTAGTCAGTTTTTCATTTCTCTCTTTACTTGCTTGTTCATTGGTGTCCACAAAAACCATCAGTGTGGAGTAACCAAGTTCTTCTAATTCTTCTTTGATGTACAAGATGCGTTCATTATCGTTTGCAGGACCATTGATGATTAATGGTGTACGGTTACGAATTGCTTCTCTACGATAATCACTAGTCTTTTCTGATAACTTCTGTTTATCTGCCAAGTATTCAAATGCTTGTACTGAATTCAATTCAACAGCACGTTGTTCTGCAATCGCTTCACGGATAACAACATCTTTACCTGAACCAGGTCCACCAGTAACAAAAATTGCTTTGAAGATACCGTGATATGCAGATTCGTGCAGTCCCATACCTGTACGGGTATCATGCATCAATTCTTTTGCGTGTGTGTCTGAAACATGAGATGGAACACCTTGTTTAAAAGATTTCACATCTTTGTTCTTAGCATGTTCACGCATCTTAGTGCCGGACATACCTTCAGTACCTTCTGCATCAGGATCACGTTCGCCAGCAGAATGTACAGTAACTTTCTTGAAATTATACAATGCACCTTCGTGTGTACCATTATACTTGTGTAACTTCTCCTTCATTTCTTTTACACGATCAGAACCAACTACCATATGAAGGTGAGTTACACCTTTCTTGTGTAGTTCTGCGGCATGATGCAAGAATGTTGGATGTTCTTTGGTAGACGCTTGGAAGTTTGTACCTGGCGAATAACGTTTCAGGTGTTTAACCTTCTGTTCAGCAGATAATGGATTCTTTTTAGCATCTTGTGAATGTGATGTGACAACAGTATGAGTTGCATTGTGCTTCTTTGCAATCTCTTTTACTTTGTCAATTAATTTAAGATGACCGGTTGTAGGCGGATTCATTCGACCAAAAGTCATCACATGGTGATGCTCTGGTGCTTTTGTTTCTTCTACTAATTCTAAAAACGATTTCATTTGACGGTAGTTGTAGTTTTAACGTGGCCAGTATCTGGATTGTGTTCAATGTGATGAGCATGTAATTCAACATTCGGATGTTCATGCTTTAATTTTAAGAAGTGATGCAAGTTATCCTTAGAATCATCATACAAGTGAACCTTTTTGTAACCATGTTTTTTAATCAAATCACTAATTACTTTATGTTTTGCTTCTCCTGGACTAGGAGCATTCAAGTTACCAGCACGGCGAACATGAACTTTATCAGCATCAATACCATGTTTATGTAGTGTATCTTTAAAATGATGTTTATTATCCATATCTGCACGAGCAGTTACGATATTAACATCTTGTTTATTCTTATGTATCGCCTTTAATTTGTTAATCATTTTGTGAATAGGATGTGCAGATTTCTTGAACACCTTAGAAGAACGAAACTCACTAAAGTCATACTTATGACCTGGCTCTAATTTGTGTGAATTGAATTCTTGATTCGTCAATGATTTAACGTGCTTACCTTCTTTGTCTTTTACATGAACCTTTACTTTTGAATTGTCGTGGTGAAACAACACCTCATCCATGTCAAATGCATGAAGTGTTTTTGGTTTCTGTTCTTCAACTAAAAAGTCCTTAAAGGATATCATTTTCTAACTTTTAATAGATTCTGTTTTGCAAATTCAGCACGATTGACCAACTTAGTAGGTTCTTCTTTTCCACCTTCTGGTTTGTGATTAACTACAAAACCTTCTGGCTTTGATTTCTTACCTTCAATGTGGTGTTGATATCTACCTTCATGTGTCTCTAAAGAATTGACCAATGCATTTTTTGCCTGATGTAGGTGATGATGCATTGCAAAAAGATTACCATAGTGTGCTTTATGTTTCTCAACGTGTGCAAGTTCAGATTCGCCTTGTTTAGTCTTTTCTGCTTTTGATTTTTCTGTTTTGACTTTAGATGCCATCTTATCATGTTGAGATTTCAGATGTTTCTTAAATCCTTCAACACTAGGAACTTCATCGTGTCTTACAGTATGGTTAATGTATGTCGATAGATGGCCAGTCTCACCTGAGTGTTTTGGATGAACCGCATCATACATTTTATGACCATGTGTGTCATGAATCTCTTTGGCAGCAGTCATGTGCTTCTGGAAGGTCTTTTCATTTTGTTCACTGTGTTTAACTTTACTGGTATCATGTTCTGCACCATGTAAGTGAACGTCTGGATGTTCTTTGAACTTGCTCATATCAGGATGAGCAGAAGCGTGCATCTTGTCAATATCCGAACCGTGATATTGTTGATGAACAACCACACCAACTTTAGATTTCTTGATCTTTTCTGCTTCTGGACCGTGAGCAGTATAAGTGATGGTGTTTGGAGTAAACGAAACCTTACTTGATTTCGCTTCAACCATATAACCTTCATGTAAGGTCTTGGTATCTGCATGGTGCATCAGGTCACCTTGGTAAACACCAGTTTTTGGTGTTACTTTAGGTAGATGTTTCAGAGCATGTTTTAGTGTATGTGCAAGACCTGGTGCATGACCGTGGTTCTTGTCAATATCCGCTTCGGTGTGATTGATCTTTGGATTCTTGTTGAATGCTGACTTCGTTGCAACAAAGAATTTACCAGTTTTGGGGTGGTGACCAAAGACAATTGATGGAGAACCATCATATTTCATCGTTAGATTGCTGCTCTGGTGACCAGCCTTAATATGTGCATGAGCCTGATGTAGAGCACCAAATGCGTGTTCGAAACCCGCATGGCCATGCATTAGTGGACGATCTTCAGCGTGATGAATATGTTTCAGCTGACTAGATTCTTCAGTTTCTTCTTTTAAGAAGGAGATAAATGATTTCATTGGAATACCTTTAAGAAATGCAACACACTATGGTTGCCTTGTTAGGTTATTTATACAATATTATAACTCATCTGGCCAAAAATGGCAAGAAAATAGAATTGTTGGGATCGATATATAGTTGTCAATAATATTCGATTTCGCCATTTCCCGCAAGCCATCCATGACAATGTATCATTACAAATTCAACCAGGTTGTCTTTGGGAATGTTTACAAAGTGTGCATGTTCGGTATCCAAGGTATCCAAAACCTGCATATTTTTCTGTATAACCTGCAAATATGTGTCGATCAAAGACGGACAAAATGAAAACATCCTGGTAATAAACAGGTGGTCTGCGCCATGTTGAACATTTGACATCCATGTTGGAAGGCGATCTTTGAATACAAATTTACCAAAAAGGTTGTCATATTCAGTAATATCAAAGGTATCATCCAACTCAGACCTTGCAGAAAACTTGAAAATTCTTTTGACTGTGTTTAATAGGTTACTGATATCTTTGTTATTCTTCAATGTCTGTAATGTGAAAAACAACATGGCATTTTCTGCATGACTTTTCATGCCCGTCTTTGAAAAATGGGCACAATTTGGTTCTGATGACAAATTCAGAAAAATATTGGAGTTTTCAGTCAGCAACTTCTTCTCATCATGGGTTAGTGTTGATACCGAACAATCAACCAACAATATGATCGCATCAGGAACTTTATTTCGTATAGATTTCAGTGATGTGATTGTTTGTTCAAACCTTTCATCATGGTCAAAAACACCAATTACTGGTTTGACAGCAGAAGTTACTATGAACAGGTTTTTATCTGGAATTATAGGTAATTGCATAATGTATCCGAATTTCTAACTATGTTGATTGCTTCTGCTCTTGGGAATGGGTTTGCATTATTAAAGTCATTAATTACGATCCTACGAGCGTTCTTCAAATCCATTATCAGACTACAATTAATGAATCCTAAATCGTCCAGTATCTTCCTGGTGACTTTTATATGGTATGATTGTCGTGCAGTTGTAAAGATGATCTGAGCACCTTTATTATATAATTCCAAAAGACGTTCAACATTCTTGGTTAACACAACTGGTGGTGACGAATAATCATTTTTACCAACACGAGATTGTGCCTCAATGATTGTACCATCAATATCACAGAAGATTACTGGCTTATCATTATACTCAAACCAATCTTGTGCGGTACCAACATCGGTATAATCAGTCACAACTTTTTCAGTAAAGATTGAACCTGAATTGATGCATCGACCAATAACATCCGAAACAAAGATTTCATTCTGTTGTGAAATTTGTTGATATGTCTCTTTGTATAGTGCTGCACTGGAGAATTTGTAACCACCAACACAGAATGTATCCGAAACAACTCGTTTCTCAACAATATCGGTAATGATATCTTGTTCGTTCGAAACCACAAAACTTTTAGAAGATAATTTCTTCAAGACTTCGTGTTGATATATTTTCGAAACACAAACATAATTTCCTGTATCAATATCATGATTGAAGAAACTATCACAATCTTTAATGAGAATTGGTGATGTATGTAAACCAGTTTTCATCAAAATCTGGTACACAGTATCTGCC